AACATGTATCATACTGGTAAGAAAGGAGTTCTTAGAGATAGTACCATTTGTAAATCTCCAGGTCCTTTTAAGGTACAGGCAGGTAAGGACTGTAAGGTTACGCCAAATAATATGGCTAATCAGGCTGGTATTCAATTAGATGCAGAGAGTGGTGATATTATAATTACAGCACCTAGAGGTAAAATTAAAATACAAGCACAAGATATTGAATTGATTGCTCAAGGTTCTACTGGTACAAATGGACTTATTAAACTTGAAAGTAATGATAAAGTTGAGATAAATTCCAAATCTATAACTATGAATGCTAAGGAATCTTACAAAATATTTTCAGAAAAGACGTTAGATTTGGTGGGTAATGCTATAATGAATATATACGGTGGATTGATGGACTTTGCTGATGGTGCTACTAAATTAAAAGGTAGTAAGTGTGGACCTTCTAGCACTGAATTTAATGCTAAGAAGTTTAAGGCTGACGCAGATGCACTTGCTGCAGAACAAGCTGCCGCAGAAGCAGAACAAGCCCAGTATGAAGAAGCAGTAGCTGGAGGAGCAACTCCCGCTGAAGCAGCAGACTCATTATAAACAGGAGGTAAAATGAAGTTTTCAGATGTAGAAGTTGGAAAAAGATTGTTTGTTGGATGTGGATCACCAACAGCATTAAAAACTGGTGAAGATGAAGTAAGAGGTTCTGCTTTTATAGAAGGACCATTACAGGTTGGTAATGCTGGTGACTTTGGATCTATAGAAGCCACAGTAATGATTGGTAATGATACCAATGATGAATCAGATAATCCTCCTAGATCTTTACATGTAAAAGGTAATACCAGACTACAAGGAGATGGTGATACATCTTATGCCTTGAATGTTACTGGTGGTGGATCTCATCCTTTATATGTTGGTGGTGATGCTATTTTCACTGCTATATCTCCTAGTCTTTTATCATCTAGGTTTAGTGTTGCTGATGGTAGACCAAAACCATTTGATATACCTCATCCATCAAAGGAAGGGTGGAGACTTCGCCATGCTTGTATAGAAGGACCAGAGGTGGGAGTATATTTTAGAGGAAAATTAAAGAACAGTAATATTATAGAACTTCCTTGGTACTGGAAAGATTTAGTTCATATGGAAAGTATATCAGTACAACTTCAACCAATAGGAGCACATCAAGATATTATTGTGAAGAGATGGGATGCTGAGAAGGTAGAACTACAAGCAAAACCTGGTTTCCCTATTCATTGTTTCTATCATGTCTATGCTGAAAGAAAAGATATTAATCCTTTAATTACAGAGTATGAAGGTGAAGATTGGCAAGATTATCCTGATCCAAATTTTGATCCAAGAAAAACTCCTGAAGGTGAGAGAGTATATAATGACCCTGCTTTTTCTGGACCTCCTAACACAGTAACTATGTGAAGAAAATAATTTATATTGAGGAGAATTTTATTTCTCCTAGTGATTGTCAAAAACTTATAGAACATGCTGACATGATTGCTGTGGGGCATGATGAAGATACTGTTCCTCCTGGTGTAATACAGGAGGATGATTACGATTATGCTGCCCATTATGCTAGGCAGGATGAGATGTTAGATTCTGCTCAGTATCAAGGTCATGCTGATTTTATTGATATGAAGGGAGAAACTGATGATCTTTATACAAGTGTGGTTAATAGAGTAACTAGGATATGTAAATTATTTGATGACAGGGCTAATCCAGATTATGTTGGTGTTATTAAATGGACACCAGGAACTTTTATGAAACCTCATTATGATAGTTCTAGTAAGGAAGGTATCTATGATTTATTTGCTGCTCTTCTTTACTTAAATGATGATTTTGAGGGAGGTTATACTGGGTTTAAGGATTTGGAAGTAAAACCAGAGGTGGGTAAATTATTAATCTTTTCTAATTCTCAACATAAACATCATGTTACAAGAGTTGTAGGAGAAGATAGATATGCTCTCTCTTTCTGGTATAATACTTCTACAGATACTGATCAATCTGACTGAAAATGGGTTCCCAATCTATTTTTCTCCTAAGAACCACTGCTATATCATCTATTTGTTCATCAGTTAGTTCTTTTCCTTGAGATGCTGCTCTTCTCTGAACCATTTCATTAAGGTTCATTCTTAAAATATTGCAGTCATAGATTGCGTATTGATTTATTGGAGAAGCCATGCTATAATGAAAATTATATTTATTTACCCTAAATAAAAAATATTGAGGTGAAATTATGTCTGATAATAGAGTGTCTTTTTATGGAACCATGAAAGACACCACTGTGATTAATCTTCCAGAAGAATGGAAAGGTAATGTTGACTTGGAGAATATTTCTGTAAGTTTAACTCCTATTGGAACTTATCAGGAATTATATGTTGATAGTATTAAATGGGGTAAGCAGGTTGTAGTTAAATCTCAAAGTGGTGGACCCATTAATGCTTATTATAGTGTTAATACTTTATTGAAGTCTTGATTATGTCTACTGAATATAATAGTAATGATTATGCTCTAGAAAATGAAGATGATGAACATCTTACTAGAGTTGTAATAGATACTTGTGCTCGCACCTATAGACTTCTTTCTAATGAAGGTGATGAGAAAGTTATTGAATGTGATTCAGTTGAAGAGTTTATGAATGTTTTAGAGTTAGTTCGTGCTGTAGTTGATGAGGACATTATTGCTTATACTGATATGTTGGTGACTGGCTCTGACCAAAATTAACTTTTTATTCCAAAAAAGGGGGCGAAAAAACTCCAAGTAAAAATTTACCCCATTACTTTTTTGATAAATAAGTCATAATAGATATACTGCGCAAAAGAGATGCCACTTAGTCGCTTAGATAATTTCCTGAAGAATGTTCGTGGTAACATCCTCTATGTTAATCCCAATGATTTGGATGCCACGGATGCAGTTGAGAATCAAGGGAATTCACTTGGTCGTCCTTTTATTACAATACAAAGGGCGTTAATTGAAGCAGCGAGATTTTCATATCAGCAAGGATTAGACAATGACCGTTTTGGGAAGACCACTATTGTGCTTTACCCAGGAGAACATGTTGTAGATAATAGACCAGGGTGGTTGCCTGATGATTCTACAGATCCAATTAGATATAGGTTAAGGCAAGGTACTACTTCCTTTGACTTTCCTGCGTTTTCTACTACCTCTAATTTTGATTTAAGTTCGCCGAATAATATTCTTTACAAATTAAACAGTATATATGGTGGTGTAATTGTTCCCCGTGGTGTTTCTTTGGTGGGAATGGATGTAAGAAAGACTAAAGTACGTCCTTTATATGTACCTAATCCAGATAATATTGATATAGAAAGAAGTTGTATCTTTAGAATGACTGGTGGAAGTTATTTCTGGCAGTTCTCAATATTTGATGGTAATCCTAATGGAAAGATTTATAAGGATTATACAGATGCTACATTTGTTCCAGATTTCACTCATCACAAATTAACTGCTTTTGAGTTTGTAGATGGTGTTAATTTTATTAACCTAAAAGATATATTCAATACCTATTATACGCCTAGAACTGATTTAGATGTTTACTATCAGAAGGTAGGACTTGCATATGGTCCTGCTTCTGGACGTAATATTCAACCAGATTATCCTTCTTCTGGGTTAGATATACAACCTAAGATTGATGAATATAGGATTATAGGTCCTAAGAGTGGTGAAATAGGTATTAGTAGTATTAAATCTGGAAATGGAGATGGTACTGGTAATTTAGATACAATTGATGTTGAGTTAGCAAGTGGACTTACTGGATTAGATGTTGATACATCATTTAATGTTAGTGGAGTTCCTGATTCAGCTTATAATGGTTCATTTGTGGTAACAGAAGTTGTTACTTTAAATAGTGATGGTCTTACAACCAAATTTAAGTATAGAGTTCCATTTAGCCCTACTACAGCTCTTCCAACTCCTTCAGCATCTAAAGTTACATTAGACACTAATACTGTTGAGTCTGCATCTCCTTATGTTTCTGATGTTAGTATGAACACAGTTTTAGGAATGAATGGTCTTCATGCTGATGGTTCTAAGGTAACTGGATTTAAGTCCATAATAGTTGATAATTTTAAGGGTATTGGATTACAGAAAGATAATAATGCTTTTGTAAAATATAATTCAACGACTGGTAGTTATGATGATTCTACTACCATTTCTAATATTCATAATGATGCTAGTGCTAAGTATAAACCTGCTTATTACAACTTCCACATTAAAGCATCTAATCAGTCTATAGTAGAAATAAATTCTGTTGAATCTTCTGGATTTGCACAGCAGTTTGTAACTGAGAGTGGTGGTGAATTTACAATTACCAACTCTAATTCTAATTATGGACAAAATGCTTTAGTTGCTAAAGGATTTAGAAGTGATGCTTTCCTTAGAGATGATGTAGGATATATTACAAACGTTATTCCTCCAAAGGAAAATTTAGAAACTGAAATTAATCTTGAGTATGGTGCTATTGATGTTGCTAAGACTGTAAGTGCTGCTACTACAAGTAGACTTTATCTTTACCAAGAAACCAACCAAGCTGCTGCTCCTGCTAGTGTAGTTCAGGGTTATAGAATTGGTGCAAAACTTGGTGATAGAATAAACACTCTTATTACTCAAGAAGGAACTCCTATTGAGTATTATGCTAGAATAGTAATGCCTAGCACTGAGAATACTACAAATGAGGTAACATCTGTTAAGAAATCTCTTGTAGGAAGAAATGTTTCTACTGGAAATAGTATTACTGACTCTACTTTAACATTTGCAGCAAATCACCAGTTTATAAATGGTGAGTCTATCAGAATTATTAGTGATAATGCTCGTATTCCTGATGGTATTGATAGTAATAGAATTTATTATGCTGTTACTACTAATCTTAATGCAGATCAAATTAAGATTGCAACATCTGCTAATGATGCTGTTGATGCTAAAGCATTGACTATTAATAATCTTGGTGGACAATTAACAGTAGAAAGTAGAGTTAGTGATAAACTTGTAGGTGAGACTGGTCATCCAGTTCAGTATGATTCTACACAGAGTCAATGGTATGTAACTGTTGGTACTGCTGCTACTGATAATAGTCTTTATCCAACTATTACTTCATTAGGGTCTGCTAAATTAGGAGAAGCAACTCCTAGAACATATGTAACTAGACAACCAGATAATAGAAATTTAGAAGATAAGATATACAAATATAGATATGTGATTCCTGCTGGTAGTGGTATTACTTCTGCTAGGTCTCCAAGAAAATCTTTTGTGATTCAGGAATCTAGTGATGTAACTGGTCTTAATGATACAGAAGTAGCATTACAGTTTAGTCCAACTGCTGTTACTATGACTAATGAAACTGAGATGAGAAACTTCAGTTTCATACGTAGAGCAGATTGGGTATCAGCAAATGTTGCTAAGTACACAACAGAACTTCCTCATGGTCTTTCTGTAGGTTCTAAAGTTAAGGTTGCTAATGTAACCAGTACTGAGAATACAGTTGGTGTTGCTAACTCTGCTTATAATGGAACATTTACAGTTTCTGGTATTGCTAGTGCTTGTCAGTTTACTGTAAATGATGGTTCTCAAACAGATGCTGGAGCATTTACTAATAATACTTCCTCAAGAACTACTAGTTTACCTACTTACCAACGTATTAATAGTGCTAATAATTACTACATTTATGATGTAGAAGAAATTAGAGAGTATGTAAGTGGTGAGCAGGATGGTGTTTATTATTTGACTGCTGTAGAAGCATCAAGTACACCTCAAGTAGCACCTTTTAATGATAGTGCTCATTTCTCCTTCTCTCAACCAATTAAGGATTTATATCCTCAGTTAGATAGAGATAACCCAAATTCTAATCCTAGTGCTACTCTTACCTATGCTCTTCCTGATACAACAGGAGAAGTTGTAGTTGATGAAGTAAAGAATAGTGTTACAAGACAAAGTATTAATAAAGCATATGCTGATTTAGGTGTAGGTATAGCAATTACTGATATTCGTTCAGATAGAGCAGGAGTTGCTCATACAGTTTATACTCAATATGACCACGGATTAAATGGAATTGTTGCTGTTAGTATAGAAACTGCTGGTTCGACCTATAATGGTAGTACTGCTGGTAATCTTTATAATGCTGCCTTGGGTGTATCAACCACTGGTGTAAATGCTACTGCTAGAGTTACTGTTAATGGTAGTGGAGCAGTTACTAATGTAGAGATTATGAATCCAGGAACCAACTATAAAGTTGGTGATTGGTTAAGTGTTCTTGGACAAGGTGATTCTAATGTTAGTCTTGGTAATACTTGTAAATTAAAAGTTACTAAGATTAAGGATAATGTAGGTGATACAATTAGAATTGCTGGTGTAACCTCAACTAATTACGCAGAATATAATGAACTTTATAGAATTACTGGAATCTCAACTTTAACTGGAACTAAAGAGTTTATTGTTGATTCTAGAACTGGTGTTGCTGATGGAGCACTTCACTATGATACTGGTGTAGGTTCTACTAATTGTGCTAATGCTTATGCTCAATTAACAGGTAGAGGATTAGATATTGATGCTATTGACTTTACTAATGCTACTGGTGTAGCAACAGTTACTACTGACCCTGCTCATGGATTGAGAGCTAATAATACAATCTTTATTGGTGGAGCAGTTAATAACTATTGGAATAAAGGATTTGTTGTTAATGAAGTTGTAAGTCTTACTAAGTTTGTAATTAATGCTGGTGTTACTACTCTCAGTCCAGGTGTTGCTGGTACTGTAAGAGGATATTATCCAGGTTTAGATGCTCAAGGTGGTAACGTTACTCTTTATGATGAGAACTTTGGTGGAAGACAGCAGAACATTTATGGTGGAATTAGTGATACACTATCTGCTCCTTTCACTGCTTCTAGTGATGAACTCAATATTTCTGGTATTGCTGATAATACTTATAGAATTGGTGATTACTTGAGAGTTGATGATGAGATAATGAGAGTTAAGAAAACTGTTAGTGGAAACCCTCTCTTCGTATTCCGTGGAGTAATGGGAACACAGGCAGCAGCTCATGCTAATGGTAGTGTTGTAAGAACTCTGAAAATAGAACCAGTTGAGTTAAGAAAACCATCTAGTTCTAGGTCAAATAGTCATACATTTGAGTATGTTGGTTACGGACCAGGTAACTATTCTACTGGTTTACCATCAAGACAGGAATCACAACCATCATTTGATGAGCAACTTCTTGCTCAGTCATTAAATTCTAGTGGTGGTCTGAATGTCTACACTGGAATGAATGATAGTGGAGACTTCTTTGTAGGTAATAAGAGGATTGACTCAAGTACAGGTAAGGAGGAAGTATTTGATACTCCTGTTCCTACTGTTACTGGTGAAGATTTATTCTCATCAGGTGCTGCTTCAGGTGTGGATATTATCACTCCATTAGAAGCAACAGTTTCTAGATCTATTAATGTAGAGGGTGGTGCTAATAGTGATATTCTATCTAAGTTTGAGGGTCCAGTATCATTCTCTCAAAAGGTAACTTCATCTTCTGATGAGGGTATTGAGGCAAACAGTATATTCCTTCAGGGTGATGCTACTGTTTCTAGAAAATATACAGTTGGTATTGCTACTCCAGCTATAGCAGGTAACCCAGGAGACATTACTTACAACCATAACCCACCTCTTGGTGGAACTACTGGTTGGGTATTTACAACTGATAACAGTTGGGCTCAGTTTGGTGCTATCAGTGCTAGTGCTCTTATTAATGAGGGCAACTTTGATAAGATTGGTATTGCTACCACTGCTTGTGGACCAACAGAGACAGTAAGAATTGGTTCAGGTAGTTCATCTATCACTATAGAGAATGGTGCAGTTGGTATTGGTTCTACTGCTAATAATGCTAAGTTGAGAGTTGAAGGCATCATGTATGCTAACAGAGTAGAAGGTGATGGTTCTGGACTATTCAATTTACAAGTAGATAGTTTGTGGTCTGGAGGTGCTGCAATAAGTCCTGCTTTACAGACTGGAAGTGGAAACGTTCCAGTAGTAGGTATTGGTACGACGAATCCGCCTCAAGATATGACCCTGACTTTGGGTACTGTTGGTATAAGTAGAACAGATTTATTTGTTAGAAATACATCTAAGTTCCTTCGTAATGCTGAATTTACTGGGGCAATTAATTTAAATAATAATTTAGGAATAGGTGTAAGTAGTGCATCTAATAAACTTCATGTAAAAACTGCTGATAATGAAGTTGCATTATTAGAGAGCACTGATGCTATTGCTTTATTATCATTTAAAGATAGCAGTTCTACTCAGAATATTTCTTTAGGTGCTAACGCTGATAATTTTGTATTCAGGACTGGTGGACTTGAGAGAGTTAGGGTATCATCAGCAGGTAAGGTTGGTATAGCAACTATATCTCCAAGAGCAACTTTAGATGTTGATGGTGATACTAGACTTAAGAGTTATCATGAAGCACCTGTTACTCTTACATCTTCATCTGGAATTGTGAATGTAGACCTTTCTTTAGGTCAGACATTTACCATAACAACTACAGAGAATATATTAGAGTTTAGGGCATTTAATTTCAGTTCTAATAATGCTACATCATTTACCATTAAGGTTCTACAAGGTTCTACTTCTAGAACAGTTGATATAGATGACTTTAAGAATGAAGGAGCAACTGCAAGTATACCAGTTTACTGGCCTGGAGGAATTGTTCCTACTGTGACTGCTGCAGCAAATGCTATAGACATCTATTCCTTCATGACATTTGATGGAGGAGACACATTATATGGTGTAATTGGAGGTCAGAACTTCTCATGAGTCCATTAGCACTTCATAATTTTAGGTCCACACAGACCACATTAGATCTAAATGGACCATCAATATCAGTTACAAGTAATCCTAGTAATGTAGTTGCTCAAGCAGTAGGAGTTACTAGTACAGTAGGAGTTACTGTAGGAGTTGCTACTTTTACTGGAGGTGGATCAGCTACATTAGGAACTCCTAATGCTCCTGGTGCTACTCAAAGTACAGGTAATTTCATCTATCAGTGGTATGATAATGATGGAAAATTAACAGATGGAACTAATGTAACTGGTGCTGGTACTAGTACTCTAACTCTTAGTAATCTAGCAAGTCCTGGTGATGATAATAGAAGTTTTTATCTTGAGATAGATTATTCTTCTGGTACTTATTCCACTACTACCTATAGAGGACTTGGAAAATCTATAAACGGTCCTTTAAATACTAACTCTGCTAGTCTTAACGTCCTTCCTACTGTTACTATAACTACTGAACCAACAGCAGTTACCATAGGTCAAGGAGAAGTTGCAACTTTTACTGCTGCAGCAACAACTTCAGATGCATCCATAGGATCATTAACATATTATTGGGAAGTTGATGGAGTAGTAGTTGTAGATGAAGGAAGAGCAGATGCTATTACTGGACCTTATGCTGAAGGTGCTACTACTACAACTTTAAAGATTAAAAAAACAACTGTAGGAACTTCTTTTGTTCAATTTTTTGCTTATGTGGAAGATCAGGGATATAGAGTACAGGCAAAAACTAAAGGATGTAATTTAGTTGGAGTTCTTCCAAGAAGAATGCTTAAGTTTGAAGCATATAGTCCTAGTGATAATACAATGAAGAATTTGGAGAAGAATATTGGAGAGGATGGAGCATTTACTTTAGAGACAAGTACCTTTACAAGTTCTTATGGAATTGTACAGTTCTATTCTCCAGAAGAAAATTATAATTTAAGAATGACAATGGGAGCATCTAAAGGTGCTGATACTACCAGTTATACTGGTGGAGGAGGAGGTAAATCTATTATTGACTTTAGGTTACTTAAGAATATTGAATACACTGTTATAGGAGTTGGTAATAATTCTGCTCTTTTCCTTTATAGAGGAGCACAATTAATGGCTGTAGTTGGTCAAGGTGGAGATGCTGGTACAGGTGCTGATGGTGGAGCAGGTGGTGGTGTGAATATGGCTGGTGGTAATGGAGATGGTAAGAATGCTGGAAGAGGTGGAGCTAAGATTTCTCCTGGTAATTTTAATCTTACAGGTCAATGGGGTTCTATATTAAGTGATTCTAGTTTTACATTAAGAGATGATGATATTGTTGCTGAAATTCCTAATGGTGGAAGAACTATTTCTTGTTCTAAGGGTGCTTATTGGATTAATCAAGGTATAGGTGCTTGTGAAAATAATAGTAGTAGTGCTGTTCAGTATAGAAGTATTGATGGAACTTTAATGACTAATAGTGCTTCTATAACAAGAGGATTTAAACCAGGATATACTGTAACTGAGTGTTCTGGAAAGGC